CCTTCGCTTGCAGTGAGAGCAATTTAACTATACCCCCCTTGGGATCCAACAAACGGCTAATAAAGAACGCCGGATGTGCTAGTATAATCCGTGAGTTAGGAGGAATACATGGCACAGTTTGAAGCATTCGGGACTAACCCGAACGAGATGCGCGCCAAGGGTTCGACGGCGGCGTTTAAGCGTCGGCAATCGTCCGCTGTCCGGTGCCTGGGTAGCGCGACTGATGCGCTTTCCGGGTTTGATCGTGGCGCCCATGTTTTCGGCCTGACTAAAGGCCAATTTTCAATGATCGACATTGCGTCGGCGGTGCTGGCAAAGACCGGGCCGGCTGATGTCTCCGTGTGGACCTGGTGCATTGCGGAATACGAGGTCCAGGCGATCACGGCATTCATGACCAACGGCGCGGTGTCCGGCTTCCGGCTGGTTATGGACTGGGCTGGCGCACAGCGGGACATGCCGATCGTGGCGGACTTACAGGCGCAGTTTGGTGACGACTGCGTGCGGGTGACGAAAAGCCACGCTAAGATCGTGACGATTTCGACGAAATGTGGATGGCGGGTGGTGATCCGTGGGTCGATGAACCTGAACGCCAATCCGCGCTTTGAGCAATCCGATGTGTCCGACGATCCCGCAATCTACGCGGTGGTCGACGACATGATGGCGGAGATGTGGGCGCGCGGGCGGCCGCTCCCGGTCCGGCGCATGGTCCATGCGGACGCGGTAAACCTGCTGGCCGCATCGGACGTGAAAGACGCGCCCGCGACATGGATGCCGGCTGCTGCTGGCGATTGGTGGGGTAATGCGAGGCAAAAAGCCGGCCGCGCCGGTCGATAACGTCGTTGCCGGGGTTTTCGCCTCGGCGGCGGTATCGGAACCGGACTGGCTGACGGAATACCCCGGCGAAAGCTGGGGGGAGCGAGCGGCAGAGATTGCCAGCCAGAAATGGAATGCGGCCGTTGCGGATATGACCCGTATGCGGACGCTCGGGCCGGAGAACGCAACCGCGCTGGAAATGCTGGCGGTGAGCTATGCGCGGTGGCGACTGGCCGAGGCGCATATAACGAAACACGGTCCGGTGGTCCCTGCGCCACGAACCGGGACCCCGATGCAAAACCCGTATCTCTCGATTGCGAATGGTGCCGCTGAGCGTTGCATGAAGATCGAGGCTGAGTTGGGCCTGCCGCCATCAATGCGCGGGCGGGTCGGTAAAACTGCTGCGGTGAAGAAGGCTACGAATGCGGCAGACAGGTTCCTTGCCACGAAAGCGTAAATACCACCCCGACACAGACCCCGCCTCGGCATGGGCCGAGGATGTCGTGAACGGCGATGTGGTGTCCGGCCACTTCATGCGGCTGGCCTGTGAGCGGCACCTACGCGACCTGAAGGACGGACCCAAGCGCGGGCTGCATTGGCGAACGGAACAGGCCGAGCGGGCGCAGGCGTTCTTCCCGGCGGTGTTGTCGGTCACTGCGGGCGCGAAGGTCGGCGAACCGTTCAACTTGCCGAGCTACACGACATTCGTCGTCGGTTCGCTGTTTGGTTGGATGAGGGCAGACGGCCGGCGGCGCTTCCGCCATGCGTGGTTGGAATTGGGCAAGGGGCAGATCAAAAGCCCGCTGATGGCGGCCCTCGGCCTGTATGTCATGGGATGGTGCGGGGTTGCACGTTCTGAGGTTTACGCGATCGCGAAGGACCGAAACCAAGCGAACGTTTTGTTCCAGGACGCGGCGGCGATGTGCCAGGCGCCGATCCCCGGCCGGGATGGCGAGACGCTGGAAAGCCTCGGAGAAGTGCTGATCCGGGGCAACGGGCAAATGTCCTGGATGATTGAACACCCGGCCACGCGGTCTGTGTTCCGTGCGCTGGCAGGTGACGAACGAGTGAACGGCCCGCGCCCATCGCTGGTGCTGGGTGATGAAATCCACGAATGGCGGACGGGCGGCGCCATCGAGACGTGGCAGGCGGCAATCGCGAAGATGCCGGGCGATAGCCTGATGCTGCTGGGCACGAATACCCCGGCGGCGGACCAGTTGGTGGGAACTGAGTATTCCGAGGTCTACCAGTCGATCTTGCGCGGCGAAGCTGATGACGACGCGGCGTTCTCGCTGATCGCCCGGACTGATCCCGGTGACGACCCGATGAACGATGAAAGCGTGTGGCGGAAGTCCCTGCCGTGCCTGGGGTTGACGTTCCCGATTGAGAATGTGCGAGGCGAGGTCCAGAGCGCGAAGGGGCGAATGGCCAAGGCTCTGGCGACCAAGCGCCTGTATTTCGGCATTCCGGTCGGCACGGCCGAATATTGGATCGACTTGGACGCCTGGGAAGGCGCGCAAGGCCGGGTGGACATGGACGCATTCGCCGGCCGGTCATGCTGGCTGTCATTGGACCTGAGCCGCAAGAACGACCTGACCGCGCTCGGGATCGGGTGCCGGGACGACGAAGGCAGGTTGGTTGCCGCGGTGCGATATTGGAAGCCGGCGGATGGGCTGGCCGAGGCGGCGCGGGCTGATCGGGCGTCCTATGTCGAATGGGCGCAGGGACCGAACCCGATCTTGAACGCCGTTCCGGGCCGGACGATCGACTACACGTTCGTGGCCATGGAAGTGCAGCGGCTTTGTGCTGAATACGACGTGGAAATGATGGCCGTCGATCCGGCCTTCATGAGCGACTTCCGGGTCGCGTGCGACGCAATCGGGCTGGATACCTGGGTCTGGTCCCCCGACGAAGAATACGGGTCCGGCCTGAAAATGGTCATCCACGGGCAAGGGGCGCAGGGCATGACCAGCGACAAAATGCTGTGGATGCCTCGGTCTCTTGGCGTTCTGGAAGACATGATCCTGAACGGTGAGATCGTGATTGACGAAAGCCCGATCACGAAATGGTGTGCGGGCAACGCGGCGATCAAGGCGGATGCGCGCGGCAATCGGTATCTAGTGAAGGCGCAGCAGCGCGGGCGCATTGACGGGCTTGTGGTCCTGGCGATGCTGGCCGGGGCGGCCGAGGCGCGCGGGATGGCCGAGGAAGTGTCGTTTTGGGAAGCCGCATAGCCTGATGGGCATCCTCCACCGCATCATCGGATTTGCTGCAAAGATGACTTCGCTCGAATTGTTTCGCGAGGTTTACGGCGGCGGTAGGGAAAGCACGGCCGGCGTCACGATTAACACGCAGGCGGCGCTTGAGACGGCAACCGCGCTGGCGTGCGGCCGTGTGATTTCGGAGGGGTGCGCGCAAACCCCGTGGCATCTGATGCAAGAGCGGGACGGGCGCAAGCAGGTCGCTGACGATCCGCTAGATTACGTGCTTTATCGTCGGCCGAACCCCTGGCAGACTAGCTTTGAATACCGCGAGACCGTGCTGTTGCACGCGATATTCTGCGGAAACGCCTACAGTTTTATGAACCGGGTTGGCGTCGCGCGTGAAATCCGCGAACTGATCCCGATCGAGCCGGGCCGGGTCACGGTCAAGCAACTCCCGAACATGTCGCTGCAATATCGGGTGACGGCGGACACGGGAGAGGCCAAGGACTTCGGCCAAGACGCCATCTGGCACCTTCGCGGCCCGTCCTGGAACTCGTGGATGGGCCTGGATGCGGTCAAGATGGCCCGAAATGCCCTTGGCCTGGCCATTTCGCTGGAGCAGGGGCAGGCCGAGTTTCAGAAAAACGGCGCCAAGGTAACGGGCGCGGTTTCGGTTGATGGCCGGCTGGACAAGGCGCAGTTTGAGCAAATGGCAGCATGGCTTGACCGCCACCAGATCGGCGGCGACAGGTCACATAAGCCGCTGATCGCGGACCGAAACGCAAAATTCCTCCCGATGACCATGACCGGCGTCGATCAGCAGCTAATCGAGACCCGGCGCCACCAGATCGAGGAAATCTGCCGGCACTTCCGCGTCATGCCGATCATGGTCGGGCATTACGACAAGTCATCGACTTATGCGAGCGCGGAGCAAATGTTTCTTGCTCACGTCGTCCACACTTTGATGCCCTGGTATCAGCGGATCGAGCAATCGGCGGACGTGAACCTGCTGAGCGAAGAACAGCGCCGGGCGGGCCTCTACACCAAGATCAACCCGAATGCCCTGATGCGCGGCGCGGCGAAGGACCGGGCCGAGTATTACGCCAGGGGCCTGGGCTCTGGCGGCGGCAAGGGGTGGCTCACCCAAAACGATGTGCGGGGCTTTGAGGACATGGACCGCAGCGACGATCCCGAGGCCGATGAACTTGCGCAACCCGCAACCGCTCAACCTTCAGCCAGCCCGCCGGCTGATCCCGGCGCGTAAGGGATACCCCGAATGGACAGGCTTGATTTCGCCCTCGAAGTGAAGGGTCTGACGGATGCTGGCCATTTTGAGGGCTACGCGTCGACGTTCGGTGAGCGCGACCTTGGCGGCGATATCGTGGTTGCCGGCGCGTTCAAGAAGTCCATCAAGGCCAGCGGCGCCAAGGGCGTCAAGATGTTCGCGGACCACAATTCGACCAAGCGGATCGGGGTGTGGACGGACATCGCCGAGGACGAAAAGGGCCTGTTCGTCAAAGGCCGCCTGTTGCTGGAAAAGCAGGATGGCAAGGATGCCTATATCGACCTCAAGGAGGGCGTCATCGACGCCATGTCGATCGGGTATCGTGCGGTTGATCATTCCTACGATGGGCGGCGCAAGGCGCGGCTGTTGAAGGAAGTCCGTCTGTTTGAAATCAGCCTGCTCCCGTTCGGAATGAACGAAAGCGCCCGCGTGACGGGCTTCAAGGCGGCTGAGGAAATCCAGACCATTCGAGAGTTTGAGGAAGCGCTGATCAACGGGACGTTGCCGGCGCTGTCCGCGAAGGAAGCCAAGGGCCTTCTGGCCGGTGGCTTTCGTGCAATCCGATCCGAGCGGGATGCCGGTGGGGTGAGCGAAGAACTGGCGGAACTCGTCCGCCGAAACACCCAACTTCTCCGTTAAGGAACCCTACTACAATGGATATGACCGAGTTCAAGAGCCTGCTGGACAAGCAGGGCGAAGCCTTCGAGGCGTTCAAGGCGACGCATGACGATCTGAAAAAGGCCGATGTCGTGACGGCTGAGAAGCTGATGCGCATCGAAAAGTCGCTGGATCAGGCCGTCGAGGCCAAGGCCGCGATCGAGGCCGCGATCAAGGCCGAAAAGGCGGAACGCGAGGCGCTGGAACTCAAGATCAACCGGTCCGGCCTGCGCGGCACCGAAACCGAGGTCAAGCGGGCGCTGGAACTCAAGGAGTTTAACGTCCAGATCGGCGGGATCATGGCCGAGAAGCGCCAGGCGTTCACGCCGCTGGAGGATGCCGGATATGACGCCTACAAGGTCGCGCTGGATGTCTACACCCGGAAGGGCCGCGACGCCCTGAACTCCGACGAGTTCAAGGTTCTGGCGGTCGGTTCCGACCCGGATGGCGGCTACTTCGTGACTCCGGACACGGGCGGGCGCATCGTCCGCAAGGTCTATGAAACCTCCCCGATGCGGCAGATCGTGTCGGCTCAGACCATCTCCACCGACGCGCTGGAAGGCATCGAGGACCTGGGAGAAGCCGGCGCCGGCTACGCGGGCGAACGGTCGCAGGGCAGCGACACCACGACGCCGCAGGTCGGCAAGTGGCGCATCCCGGTATTCTGGATCGACACCGAACCCAAGACCACGCAGCAACTTCTCGACGACGCCTCGGTTGACATCGAGGGCTGGCTGTCAGGCAAGGTGGCGGACAAGTTCGGCCGTTTCGAGAGTGCCGAGTTCGTGACGGGCGCGGCGAACAAAATCCGCGGGATCACTAGCTACACCATGGCGGCCGACAGCGGATCGGGCGTCACCTGGGGTTCGGTCGGCTATGTGGCAACAGGCACCTCGGCAGCGTTCCCGTCGTCCAACCCCGCCGACAAGCTGTATGACCTGACGGGCACGCTCAAGTCGGCGTATCTCGCCAACTCGAGGTGGTTGACGCGCCGCTCGGTCGTCACTGCTATCCGCAAGTTCAAGGACGGCATGGGCAACTACCTGTGGCAGCCTTCTTTCGTGGCGAACGTCCCGGAGACGATCATGGGCTATCCCGTGACGCGTGCCGAGGATATGCCGGCGATCGGCGCGGACAGCCTCTCCCTCGCGTTCGGTGACTTCGCGCAGTTCTACCAGATCGTCGACCGGCAAGGCATCCGCGTGCTTCGCGACAACCTGACCAGCAAGCCTTACGTCAAGTTCTACACAACCAAGCGGGTCGGCGGGGGCGTGGTCAATTACGAGGCCGTGAAGTTCATGAAGTTCGGCACGTCGTAACTAGCGGAGACAGGAAGAACCACCATGAACATCCACAACCTCCTCAACAATACCAAGATCACGCGGGTTTCGGCGGACGGCGCTGGCGCCGCTTCCGCCACGCCGACCAAGGCCACCATCATCGACATGGACGGCTTTGACAGCGTGTGTTTCATCGCGGCGATGGGCAACGTCTTGGATACGTCGGTGCTGACGCTGAAAGCGGCGGGGGCAACGACCAATTCCACGGGCGCGATGGCTCTGCTGACCGGCAGCGCGACCTTCACGGCCGGCGCGTCGGACGCGGACGACAAGTTGATCATCCTGGACGTGGTGCGCCCTCCCTACCGCTACATCGAGGCGCAGCTGTTCCACGTGACCGCGAACGGGCCGTTCGATGGCATCTTTGCCATCCAATACAACGCGTCCCGCGTCCCGACCACGCAGGGATCGACCGTGATCGCCTCCGCGACGACCGATAGCCCGGTTCTGGCGTAACCAGCGGCGGGCTTCGGCCCGCCCTTTTTCTGACGGAGACCGGCCATGGCCGCAGCTTTTCGGCAGGGCGACCAAGCCCTGATGATCGACGGGACGGAGGTCACGGCCTCCGCTACCGAAGTCAATACCTACGTCGTGGGCCTGGATATCGCGGATGGGTCGGCCGAGGGCGTCTACTACGTGGTCTGCCCTCACGCCGGCACCATCTCGAAAATCTGGACGGTGATCGACGGCGCGGTATCGACCGCCGATATCACCGTCACGGCGGCGATCGGTGCAACGGGCGTGACGAACGGCGTTGTGACGATCGCCACGGCGGCGTCGGGCGCCGGCGACATCGACAGCGCGACCCCAACCGCGGCGAACACAGTGACGGCCGGGCAGGCGGTGAATTTCACCGTCACGGGCGGCGGGTCGGGCGGGTCGCCGCGCGTCCACCTGGCCATGGAAATCAGCCGGTAATCTGGGGGCACGAATGCACGTCCAGACCTTCCCCGTGGCGGTGACGACGGACGCGAGCGGCGACGCCACGGCCTATTCCGATCCGGTCAACGGCCTGCTTTCGCAGGTCCGATACGTCAAGACGGACTTCGCCAACGGCGTCGACTTCACGATCACGTCGGACGCCACGGGCGAAACCCTGTGGACCGAGAGCGACGTGAACGCCAGCGCCACCCGCGCGCCCCGCCAGGCGACGCACTCCACCGCCGGGGCCGCGTCCCTCTATGCGGCGACCGGACAGCCGGTGAACGACATGATCGCCGTATCCGGCCGGATCAAGATCGTGGTCGCGGCCGGCGGCGACACGAAAACCGGGACCTTCTATTTCGTGACGGTGTGATGCTGACGATCGTCACGGCTGCGTCCGACCGCTCGCTGTTGACGACGGCGCAGATGCGCGCGGCGATCGGCCTCGATCCGAGTGACGCATCGCAGGACGCGGCCCTAGTTGGGTTCGGCGCTATGGTCGCGGATGCGATGGCGCGGGATTGCCTCCAACTCTCCGTTGCGCCGGCCACGCCGCCTACGTTTCGCCAGGAGACGCTTTCCGAGGTGTTCCGGCCCTTCCGTGCGGAACCATCCTTGAAGCTGTCCAGGCGCCCCGCAACGTCCGTCTTGTCGGTGGTATCCGATGGAGTGACGCTGGACACGGACGAATACGAACTGGACGCGTCGAGCAACCTGCTGTTCGCCCTGTCCGACGATGCCAGGATGAAATGGGCCGGCAAGAAGATCACGGTTGGCTATGTCGCCGGCTATGCGACGGTTCCCGATGCCCTGGCCATGGGCGCGTCTAAGCTGCTCCGCATGGTCTGGTCCGAGGATGGGCCGGGCGCGAGGTCTGACCCAAACCTGAAAAGCGTCGACATCGAAGGCGTCGGCCGGCGGGAATGGTGGGTCGGCGGCGCATCGGACCCGCTCATGTCCGAGGAAATCCGGGAACTGCTTTTCCCCTTTCGGGAGCTTCGCTGATGGCCATCCCCGGTCTTTACACCCTGGTATCCGAAACCGTCACCACGGCAGTGACGGCACAGGCACAAACCGCGATCGACAACCTGGACGGCATGACCCGCGCCACGTTCGAGGCGACGTTCTCAGGCACGGGCGGATCGACGGCGGTTGCGCTGATCCAGTCCCGCATGGGTTCCGCTGGGGCCTGGCGGGAGATTGCGAGCATCGATTTTGCGGCGGCCGGCTCGAAGTCATGCACGGTCGTATCTACAGCAGCCACACCCGCCGCATTCGCCACGCTGTCCGCTAACTCGGTCCTGAATTGGCTTGGAACGGAATTGCGGGCAGTTATTACGTCAACAGGCACATGGGCAAGCGGGGCGCTGGCGGTTCGGGTCCATGTGACGTGACCTTCCAATCCGACCTAGACGCCATGCTCGCCTCATTCGGCCAGGACGTAATCCTACGCCGCATCACCGGCACAACGAACCAAGTCTCCGTAGACTGCCCCTGCCGCGCTCTTGTCCGAGGCTACCAGCCCAAGGAACTGGCCGGCGGGATCATCCAAGGCGATACCCACGTTATCATCTCCGCGACCGATATCAACCGCGCGCAATGGCCGGGTGGCGAGCCTGTAACGAACCCGCCGGCTGTCAATGATCCTCGGGTGCCGCGTGCTGGCGACCGCATTATCATTGAGGGCCGGTCCCGTGGGGTTGTCTTTGCCGATCCGATCTACATCAACGGGGAACTGCACCGGATCAATGTGCAGGTGCGCGGCTAGTGGCATCGCCGTTTGACACGTATATCCGCCTCCGCGTAGACCAGATGGCGGGACCGGAAGCGGTCAAAGCGTTTCACATCCAAACTGCCAAGACGGCGTTGTCGCAGTTCATGGCGCGGCAGTCCGTCCGCCCGATGGTGGACATCGAGGTTGATACCCGGCCCGCGCGGTCCGAAAGCGAGGTCAAGCCGTTCGGGCTGATCGTCTACCGCTTTGGCCGAATGCGGGAAGTTGTCAGCTTCGCGCTCAGGGAATTGGAGAGACTTTCCCCGGTTCGCAGCGGCGCCTATCGCAAGGCGTGGCGGATCATATCGCTGGCCGTGGCGTCGCGTGTCGGAAGGCCCGGCACCATGGCAAACGGCAACATCGGCCTGGACCAACTCGACGGCGCAACCACCGTGACGATTGTCAATCCCCTGCCCTACGCGCGCAAGGTTCATACCGGCGCCAAGGGCTTCGAGGTTCCGGCCGGCATTCTCGAAAAGGTCCGGCAACTGGTCCTCAAAAGGTATCGCCGCATCGTCTACGTCGGCATCCAGTTCATTTCGCTTTCGCCCGGATATCGCCTCAAGAAACCGCCCCGCTCCGGTCAACCGCTCACCTACCCCGCACTGGTCATCGAGGCGCTGTAATGCTCTGGGCTGCCGTAGAGACCGCCTTGCGCTCGCACATTGAGACGCAATGGGCAGCCGGCGCCTATGCGTCAACGCAACTGGTCTGGGAAAACGAGAGATACCAGCCGGACGGCCTGGAAACGGCATTCGTCTACGTCTCGATTGAAGGGACCTACGCCGACAAGGGCATCTTCGGATCGACCGGCAAGCGTTCGTCGGTTGAAGGCGGGATCGTCTACTTCTCCGCGTTCGTGCCGCTCGGATCGGGCCGCACAACCGCAACCGGCCTTGTCCATACGATGACGGCGGCGCTGGAACTGCAACTCGTATCCACGTCCATCTATCTCGAAGGCGGCAACCCACCTTCCCCGGCCGAGGCAGCCGACGTGAACATCCCCGGCGCGCAACCCGGCGGCGTCTACTACCGGGTTTCCGGTAGCGTTCCTTTCATCGTGACTGGCGCAAGGTAAATCGACATGGCATCCCCTCAAGGCGTGCTTGGCACGCGGCTGTTCATTTCGGATGCGGCGATCGCGTCCACCATTGACACGGAGCGCGAATTTTCGGCGCAGAGTTGGACCGAGGTGGGTCTAATCACGCAGTTCGGCGAATATGGCCGGGTCTATGATCTGGTCACCTTCCAGCAGGTCTACGATGGCCGCACGTTCAAGCTGAAGGGCGGCCACAACGACGGCCAGATGACGCTCACGGTCGGGCAAGACCTGTCCGACGATGGCCAGGAATTGCTCTACAACGCCGCGAACGCCGCGACGCAGGACAATTGGGGCTTTCGCATCGAGTTCAACGACGCGCCATCCTCGGTCGGCGGCCCCTCGACGGTCTTCTTCCGCGCCCTGCCCATGTCGTTCCGCTCCACCCTTGGCGCGGTCAATGCCGTGTTCTCGGCAACGTCCATGCTGGAAATCAACAGCCCGATCGTGACGGTGGACCCGGCCGAACTGTATGACACGTTCGATACCGGCGCCTCGCTGACGCATTACGAACTGTTCTCCGGTTCGGATGACCTGGCAGTCGATCCGGTCATTTCCTCGAACACCCTGGTCATGGTGACAGGCGACGCCGGCACCGGCTTTGCGGCGGACGGAACGCAGGCGATCGGCGACACGGGCTACACGCTCGCGGCCGGCGCGAAGGTGCTTGAGGCGCGGTTGAAACTGTCCGCTATCACCACCGTTTCAATGTTCTTCGGCTGGACGGACCAGAAAGCCGCGCTGGAAATCCCGATTGAAAGCGCGGCATCGGCGGACACGATCACGACCAACGCCACGGACGCCATCGGGTTCATGTTCGATACGAGCATGGCCACCGACAACATCTGGCTGACCGGCGTCAACAACAATTCGGACGAAACCGCGCAGAACAGCGCCATTGCGCCGGTTGCCAACACATACATCACCCTCCGCATCGAAACGAACACCAGCGGGGATGCTACGTTCTACATCAACGGCGTGATTGCCGGTTCGCAGATGACGACGGCGGCGGCAACCGGGGTGACGCTTTACCCCACGCTGGCGGCATCGGCTCGCACCACGTCGAGCCGGACGATGACGGTTGATTACCTCTACCTCCGTCAAGACTAACCCTCACACTGAAGGATCACTGCCATGGCTGTAACCGGCGTATTGGGTTCCCGACTTTATACGTCGGCTACCGCTTTAACCAACATCGAGGCCGCTGCCGATGCGATCGGCGACTTCCAAGGTCTGACCATCGCAACCGAAATCGGCCTGATCGAAAGCATGGGCGAATACGGCCGGGTCTACGATACGGTCCCGTTTCAGCCCGTGGTGGATGGCCGGACCTACAAGCTGCGCGGCGGCAACAACGACGGCCAGTTCCAGATCACCATCGGCCAGGACCTGACCGACACAGGGCAAGCTCTGCTCAAGTCCTACGTGGCGGGCAATCAGGACACCTACCCCTTCAAGATCACAATCTTGGGCGCTGATGCCTCCTACGATACGGTCTACTTCGGCGCGAAGGTCATGTCGTTTCGGACCACGCTCGGGGCCGTCAATCAGGTGATCCGCGCAACGATCATCCTGGAAATCAACACGCCGATCTTTACCGGCGCCTCGTAGTCCGGCCGGACTGCAAGGCGAGGCGGCGCTGTCGGGGCGCCGTCTCGCCACCTCCCGACACCCCGACACAAGGAACCCCGACATGGCAAACCTGAACGATGGCGAAGTCGTCATCACGCTTGGCGACGATGCCTACACCCTGCGCCCGACTCTGAACGCCATCCGCACGCTGTCCCGCCTCCATGGTGGGCTTCGAAACACGTTCCAGAAGGTAATCAATCAGGACTTCGACGGCATCGCGGAAATCATCAAGGTAGGCGCGTCCATTCCCGACAAGGACAACAACGCGCTGTCCGCCAAGCTGTTCCGCGCCGGCCTGAACGATACGACCCTGATGCCCGTTCTCGACTACATCCGGTGCCTCATGAACGGCGGCAAGATGCCCCCGGAAACCCCCGATGAACCGGCGGCTGAGGCCAGCGAGGGAAACGCCTAACGCTGGATGAATGGGCGGCCGAGTTGGCGCAGACGGCAATGGGGTGGCTCGGTTGGCCCCCCGATGTCGTCCTGAATGCGAACCTTGGCCATCTGCATCTGGCGATTGCCGGCAAGATTGATTTCGTAAAGAAGACGAACCCGTGGGGTTCAGATGACAAGGATGAGCCTCCTCCGGCAAATCCTGAACAGGCCGCGCGCGACATCATGCGCTGGGCCAATCGTGAAACGTCAAAGCGCGGGAAGGGCAGGAAGCGGTGAGCGATAGCCAATCCCTCGCACTGTCGATTGACGCTCGGAAGGCGCAACAAGGCGCTGACGAGTTCCGCCGGGCCGCTGATAAGGTCATCGGCGACAGCGGCAAGATCGAAGCCGCCACCCTCAAGCAAGTCGAGAGCATGGGCCGCCAGGCGCGGTCTCTGGATGCTCTGTCGCGCCGTTACGACCCGCTGTCGCAGGCGGTCCGTGACGCAACGCGGGACTATGACCGCCTCAATACGATCGTGCAGCGCGGCGGTGAGAATGCCGCACGGGCCGCAACCCTCATGGCGGCGGCACAAGCTCGCATCACCGCAGCGCAGGCCGCACAGACCGCCGGTATGCGGCAGGCCGAGACGGCATCCCGTTCGCTTGCCACACAGACCGCCGAAACCGGCGGCGTGTTCCAAAGCCTGGGCGGGCGCCTCGCTGGCGTAAATCCGCTTGTCGTTGCTGGTGCTGCGGCCGCAACCGGCATGGCCGTCGCCATGAAGGCGATTGCCACAACAGGCGACGCTGCCAACGCGGCCATTGCCCGCCTGTCCGCAACGGTCGGCAGTTCCGAACAGGGCGCCTCGATTTTCGAGGCACTGACCGCATCATCCCGCCAAACCGGCATCGCGGCGACAGACAGCGCGGGCGCATTCCAGCGGTTCTCGATTGCCGCGAAGGATGTAGGCGCCACCAACGATCAGGTCTTAAAGCTGGTCGATGGCTTACAGAAATTCGCCATTGTTTCCGGCGCGTCGATGCAGGAAACCGCTGCGACGACGCAACAGCTAGGCCAAGCCCTGGCATCTGGCGTCCTGCAAGGCGACGAACTCCGATCCATCCTTGAAAATATGCCGATGTTCGCCCAAGCGCTGGCGAAGGAACTCGGCACGTCGGTCGGCGCCCTCCGTGCCATGGGTTCGGAAGGCAAGCTGACGGCGGATACGATCTTCCCCGCCATGATGCGCGCGGCGCAGGGCGTGGATGACGTATTCGCGAACATGCCCGTCACAATGGCGCGGGCACAGCAACAGTTTGATGTTGCGACAACCTCCTTCCTGACGCATCTCGACCATGCCCTTGGGTTTAGCCATAAGCTCGCAGAGGCGTTGAAGGTTGCGGCCAATCTCGTGGACCGCATCCGCCGGTTTACGGGCGGCTCTACGGGCGCCGAACGGCAAGCGGAACTGATCGCGGGCGTTGAACAGCAGGCAGCGACAGTCGATGCCTACAATCAGGCGATCAACGACGCGCGCGCGGCCGGTGGCGACCCGCAAGCCGTGGCGATGCTGGAACGGACGCGGGATGATGCGGCGGCGGAACTGCGGAAATTCCGCGCCGAACTGGCGCAGATCAACCAGCAAGCCACACTGACGGACGAAGCCGAACAGGCGAAGGCATCTGAAAGCCGGCTCGCTGCGGAAGCCGTCTCACACCGCAAATCCGTCGAGGAACTACAAAAGAAATACGACAAAGACTTCACGATCCGAAAGGAATACGACGAAGGCGTTAAGAAGCTAGAAGCCGCCAGAAATTCCGGCGCCGTCACCGAGGCCGATTACCTCAAGATCAGCACGGCGATGCTGAAAGAGCGTGATGAGGCTTTGGCCAAACTCACGAAGACCGAAGACACCCACAAGGCCGGCGTGAAGACCACCACGAAGGCGATCGAGGAACAGGTCAGCGCCTACCAGAAGGGCATGGACAGCCTCAATAAGACGATCGAGGAAACCGACCAAGCCACGCAAGCGCAAATCCGCATCACCGCCGCCTACGACGGCACGCAAGGCTCGCTAGATCGGGTCCAAGCGCAAGAGAAGGCGCACGCCGCCGCGCTCAAGGCGGGCATCACGCCAGCCATGGAAGACTATGAGGCGACGGTATCGCGCCTGTCCGAAAGCTACCTCCGCTCCACCGATGCCGCCCGCGAGTTCCAGCACGCGCAATCCTCCGTCACCGCGCTATTTGACACGATCGGCAACGCGGCGGACCGGCTAGGCCAAGGTCTGGTCGACGCATTCCTTTCCGGGTCCGGCGCTGCGGTCAACTTTGGCAACATCGCCAAGTCCGCGCTTGCGTCCGTGGCGACCGATATCGTCAAGATGGGGTTCATCAACCCCGCGCGGAATGCGTTGCTTGGTTCGTCGGCGCCGACGCTTTCGGCTGCGTTGGGTGCGACGGGATCGGGTGGCGGTGGGCTGAGCAGCATATTCGGCGGGCTGTCGAATGCGTCTACCCTGACGGGCATCACAGACGCGTTCGGTCTGACAAATATCGGCGGCCAGCTTTCCGCGTTCGGCGACACCCTCGGCCTCACAGGGTCAGGCGGCCTGTTCAATGGGATCGGCGGCGGCATATCCAGCATCCTAAACACGTCGCTGTGGAGCGGCCCTGCCGGCTCTCTGGCGACCACGGCGGGCGCGGAGTTTGGCGGGGCGGCTGGCCTAGCGGCCGGGTCTCCCGTTACCCTTGGCGGCCTCCTAGGCGGCGTTGGCCTAGGCTTCGGCGCTGGGTCCCTTGCAGGCGGGTTCCTGCAATCATCGCTCAACAAGACAGGTCCCGGCCCGACCATTGGAGCGGGCGCCGGGTCCGTTGCGGGCGCGGCTATTGGCTCCATTATCCCCGGTATCGGCACTTTGATCGGCGGCTTGTTGGGTGGCGTCCTAGGCGGCGCTGGCGGCGGCCTGATCGGTCCCCGCCCCGCAACCCCGTTCTCCGCCACCGGCCTGACAGCCGACAACGGTATGCTGTCGGTTGGCCGGACGTTCTCCCAGATCGTTGACACCACGGCCGAGGTCAACGCGCTCCAACAGCAGGTATCGGCACTCAACAGCCTGCTCGCATCAACCGGCGCTCGCATCGCAAACGGCGTATCGTCGGACAACTACGGGCAAGCGCGCCTGATCGGTGGAAACTCTGGCCAGTGGTTAAACTTCGGCCAAGGCGATGGACGGCCCGGCGACCTGAATGCGGCGTTCGGGGAACTGCGGTTCACCAGCGACAATCCGATGCTGCAAAAAGGCCTGGCCGGGCAATCCTTCGGCACGGCCGAGGCTTTGCAGGCGGCGGCAACGGAAATCCTGCAATTCGTGGACGTGACCGCGCCGGCACTCAAGGCGCTGTCCATGACCGAGGCTTCCTACGGCATCGGTTCGCTCGCCACGTCCATCGAGGCGCTGCGGACACAATTCGACGCGGCGAAGGTCACTGCGGACAAGCTGGGATATGCCGAGTTCGATCTGATTGAGGCGCGTGATCGGGCCATCAAAGCCGCGAACGACAACGCCACCCGTGAACTGACGAACATCGACCGCAGTCTGACCGCCAGGCTTTATGCCGCGCGCGGGGCAACGTCTGGCAACGTCCAGATGCAGCTAGACGCGCAACTGCTGCTTTTCGATGCCGAGACGGAAGCCCAGCGCGATACGTTCAGCAAGCAACTGCGTTCGATCTATGGCGAGGCGTTCAAGGAGACGCAGGCATACGGCGAACAGATGGCGCTTCTCGAAGAAACCCGAGGCGCCGAACGTCTGGCCACGGCGAAATCCTATCTCGACGCCATCAACACGGTGCAGGTGCAATCGACCGTGCAAGCGGACCGCGCGGCCAGCACGGCGGCGGGCATCGTCCGCAATATCACGGACTACGTGCAAGGCATCAAATTCGGTGGGGAAAGCCCGCTGTCCAGTGGCGAACGCTACATGGCGGCCAGCGAGCAATTCAACCGCACGGTGAGTGCCGCCCGATCTGGCGACGGCAATGCCCTGTCATCCCTGACCCGCGTTGCCGAAACATTCCGCACCGCGTCCCGGGCGCAATTCGGGTCCGGCGCACAGTCGGTGCGGGACTTCGACCGGATCGTGTCGGCGCTGGAAGGTGTGGCGACCATGCCGGCCGAAAGCCTGACGAGCGCGATCTTCACGACCGAGACCCGCACACAAACACAGACTCTTGTGATGGAGTTGCGCGACCTGAAGGCCGAATTGAGCCGGCTCCGCGATGACGTGCGCCGCACCGCCTCCGCGCCGTCGTCAGCACGGGCCGCCTAATGCCCACTGCGCCGATTACCGGGCCGGGCGAGGTTACCCTAGGCGACAGCGACGGAACCCTTGTGGGCGGGCCGTATGAGCCGTTGACGGGGTATGTCGGCGCACCCTCGCCATCCACCGACGTAGCGGACCCGGACGGCTACCTACTGGCGGACCCGTCCGGCATCATCGTGTCGGAGCTAACGGCGACCGATGCGGCGCTGATTGCTGGCAATGTCCCGTTCATCACGGTCGGCATCGACATATCCCGCCCGGCGGCTGCGCTGGATTACGCCTACGGCTGGGGGTCGGCGCCATGGGGGGCGGTGTCCCTGTTGGCGGCAGCGGCCGAGGATACCGAAACGCTGCGAGTGTCGGACGTGGGGTATCGGACTGAGACCCCGGTCCTACCCTACCCGCCCCGGATCAGCGGCGGCTTCACACTGGACGCGCGTATCCCCTTGGCCCCGGCGCAAACCGGCATCGTCTACGGCTGGGGTTCGCTGTCCATCATCAATGTGGACCACGCCTATGATGGCGTTGTCGGCGCGTGGAACGTCGAGGGGCGGAACGTCTCGGTCAAGTATGGCGTCAAGACGTGGGATGATACACGCGGCGTGTTCCTTGATCCGATTGCGGACGACCTGACAACCATCTTTACGGGCGTGGCGTCCGGCTGGATGTTGGACGAGTTCAAGTTGGAGGTATCGCTACGGGATGCCTCCTATTGGTTGGACCTGCCGTTTCAGCGGAACCTCTATGCCGGGACCGGAACGTATGAAGGTGACGCGGCGCTGGCGAATGTGCCGAAGCCGAAAACCCGTGGCATCGCCTACAACATCACGCCCGTTCTTGTGGACCGGGACAACCTGATTTACCAATACAACGACGGACCCGGAACGATCGCGGCATTGTATGAGGGTGGCGCAACGTCCATCACGTTTCAGGCGGACACGACGGACCTATACACAGGCACCACATCCGCCGGGCAATACCGCACCGACAACAGCCGTGGCCTGTTCCAACTCGGCCAGGAACCCGCCGACAACGCGGCCATCACGGTTGACGTGACGGGGCACTTTCCCACGGCCGGGGCGCAACTGATCGCGGCGAATATCATCCGCTACATGCTGACCGAGGATATGGACATCCCGGCCGATTATGTGGACACGGCCAGCTTCACGACGGCGGCTACCGACTATCCCTATCAAGCCGGCTGGTATTTTGGGCCGGATGACCGTGTGAGCGGTGACGAAGCCGTGGGGCGGGCCTTGGCGGCGTTCGGGGCGCGCATCGTTCCGGCGGTATCGGGTGCCCTGCAATGCTTCATTCTCAAAGCCACCACCGACGCGGATACGTCGGTCGCGTCCTACACCACGGCGAACATTCTCCGATGTGAACCCCGCACCATCGCGGCCGAGGTCATGCCGGCAACCTATCGTGTGCGATGCGCCTACCAGCATAACAACACGGTCCAGACTTCCGGCCTGATCGGATCAACGACCGAGGCGCATCGGCAGTTTGTGCAGACGGCGGACCGTTTCGCCGCGTGGCTGGATACGTCGGTCTTGAACGGATACGCGACCGCAAAGGACCTGCCACCGTTCGGCGGCGGACTGACGACCGAGGCGGACGCGCAAGCCGTGGCGGACCGCATAGGCGCGCTGTTCGGCACGCGGCGGTGGTCCTTCGACGTTACGCTTCCGATTGTTGAAGCGGTCGATCGCGAGTTCGGGGACACCGTGACCGTGACCTATCCCAACCACATCATGGCCACGGGCGCGCGCGGCAAGGTGGTTGGTCGATCCTTTGACACAACGGAATTGACCATGACACTCACGGTGCTGGTATGACCACGCAAACCCTGCTCGCGTGGTCCAACCTCGCCAAACTAGCGACAATATCGGCCACGTCGTCCGAAGCACTCATGCCGCCGGAAGCGACGGTCAACGACATCGGCGACGCGTCCACCGGCTGGCAGTCCCTCGCGGGCGTGACCACGGCGACGCTCACGTATACGCTGGCGGTTGCGGGTTCGTCGGTGCTGGTGATTGGGCTTTTCCGAACCAACCTATCGACCACGGCGCAAATCACCGCGACGATTACCTATAACAGCGTCGAGACATGGACCGAGACACTAGCCGGCCCGGCAGTAGGACGCGGGCAGGTGGTGTTCGTTCTCGACGCGGCCGAATACGCGGACAGCATCGCCATTGAGATTGTGGACACGTCCAACCCGGATGGGTTCTTGAACGTCCCGCTGGTGTTCATCGGCAATGGCTGGCTCCCGACCTACAGCGTCGCGCCTTCCCTCACCAGTGCATGGATGCCGCAGCAAAACAACCAAATCACGCGCGGCGGACAGGAATACACGACGCAGCTATCCAACGCGCGAACGCTCAATTTCGAGTTTGGCGCGATCGCGTCTGACGAACATTACGCGGGCGCGGAAGAAGCGTCTCGGCTGGCGGGCTTGGGGATCAACTTTCTCGTGATCCCAGACGCGAACGGCAACGCAGTCAAATACGACGCGATCTTTGGAAAAATGCAGGCGGGGCCTAGCGGCGCCGTGGCGGGCGCATCGCGGATGCGGACATGGCGGGCAACCGTGACTGAGAGGCTTTGAGATGATCGGGAACCTGATCCTAGAGACGTGCGCGTCTCCAAGCAATTCCGCCACGATCAACCTAGCCGGCGCGGTGGCAGGCCGCAGCACGTTCCGCAGTCAGTTGGCGAACGGATCGACGGTCGGATACTGCCTGTCCAATTCGACGCAATGGGAAGTCGGGCTAGGCACCCTGACGCACGCCACGCCGGACACGCTGGCCCGCACGACGGTGTTGTCTAACCACCTCGGCACTACGGATCGGGTGGTGTTTGTCGGTTCCGCCTACGTCATCAACCACATCCCGGCGGAAAAGGCGGTCTATCTCAATTCGGCCGGGAACCTGGAAATCGCGAACGATGTGGCGGTAACCGGCAACATCACCGCAGCAGACGGCACGACGGGCGATGAGGTTGTGAATTTCTCCCAGTTTGCGCAGTCCAAAGCCGGCGACGGTTACGTGACCCTGCCCGGGAACATCCGGATGCAATGGGGGACTGAAAGCGTAACGCTTTCCGGCAACTCCGCGACGATCAGCTTCCCGTCTACGTTTTCGTCGTTCTACACCCTTGTCGTTTCAAACGGCTCCGCATCAACGTCCCAAAATGACGTGACGATCACTGGCCAGAACGGAACCGAGTTCATCGTTTACGTTCCCGACCAAGCAACAGGCAGTTTCGTTGTCAACTGGATCGCGATTGGAGCCGTCTAATGACTGACCTTTCGACCGAGATTGCCCAACTCCCGACCGTCACATCCGTTGCGCCGTCGGACTGGCTGGTCATCCAGCCCGGCACGGGTGGAACGCCGCTTCGCAAGGCATCCGCCGAACAGGTGATGAACGGGCTGATTGACGCAATCGGCACCGGCACCATCGTTGCGAATGACGTTATCATCACGGGCGGCACGGCAACGCTGGATGTGGGCAGCATCACCAGCCTGACCGCCGGCACCATCGACATCAAAAGCGGCACTGGCACGCTCGCCACCGGCTCTATCAACACGCTCACAGTGTCCGGCACGGCAACGGTGGGGCTAGGCGCGTTCACAAAACTGAACGCAGGCACCGTCGATATCGACAACGGCGACGCGCTGCTACAGACGGCGACGATCACCAGCCTCAACGCTGGCACGATCGTCGGAACCACGGCGACCCTGACAAGCCTCAATGCCGGGACCGTGACGATCACGACCGGCACCGGCACACTGACGGCGCTCACGGTCACGGGCACGCTAGGCGCTGGCACGGCGAACCTGACGACGGCCAATATCGGCACGGTCGATATCGACGCGGGCGCGGCGGTGCTGCAATCGCTGCAATCGGACGCGGGGACGATTACCAACCTGACGGCGCCGACGCTGGCAGTGTCGGGCACGGCAACGGTGGGGCACGTCTCGGCCACCAGCGTCACAGCGGCAGGCGCCATCATCGGTGCATCCGGCACGATTACCAGCATCAACGCCGGAACGGTCGCGGTATCGGGCAAGGTCACCGCCGCGACGGGCACGATCACGGACGTGACGGCAACGACACTGGCCGCGACCGGGACGGCCACGATCGGACACGCGGCGGCGACAAGCGCGACGGTCGGGACGCTGGTAGCGAGCGCGGGGACTGTCACGCTGGCAAGCGCCACGGTCACGGATGCCGTTGTCAGCAAGGGCACCATCGCGACGTTGATTGCGAATGCCGGCACGGTATCGTTGTCGAAAGGCACAATCACCGACCTTGCCTCTACTACGCTTGCGGCGACTGGCGTTGCCACGATCGGCACTCTGATTGCCAACGCGGGCACCGTGACGCTGGGCAAGGGCACGATCACCGACCTGGCCGCCACCACCCTTTCGGCCAGTGGCACCGCCACCATCGGGCATCTGGCGGGCACCACCGGCACCATTGCCACAGGAACCATCGGAACCCTAACCGCCAACGCTGGGACGGTCACGTTGGGCAAGGCGACCGTCACAGACGCAGTCGTGACCACGGGCACGGTCGGCACTTTGGTATCGACGGTGGGCACGATTACCGCCGTCAACGCCGGCACCATCACATCCTCCGGCGCGGTGACCGGAGCATCCGGCACGTTCACGACCGGCTCCATCCCGACGCTGGCGGTGTCGGGCACGGCAACGGTGGGGACGGCCATAACCGGCGGCGCGACAGCCGCGACGGCGGATGCGCGGTGGGGACTGTTCGGGGCCGTCGATGTGGACAGCACGGGCGCGGCGGTCGGATGGTCAGAAGCGGACGGGACGCATTCATTCGGCCAGGTCAAAACGCCGGACCTGATCGCGACCAAGAGCACGATCACCACGGCGGTCATGGACAGCGCCACGGCAACCGTAGTGACCGCCGGCACCGTTTCGGTATCGTCCAACAACACCTATGCCGGCGATCAGCGGTGGGGCCTGTTCGGGGCGCTGGATGTTGACGCCACCAGCCAACCATTCGGCTTCAAAGCGATTGATGGCGTCTACGTTTTCGGCTCGGTCCGCACCGGCACCCTGACGCTCAATTCCGAACCAACTGCATCGGACCACGCCGCCACGAAAAAATACGTCGATGAAGCCAGCGGCGGCACTTCCGGCGCCTACACAGGCATTGAGCTAGAGGCCCGCGACGCGCAAGCTCTGGCGCAATCCATGGCCGTTCGCAGCCAGACGAACCCGACCATTGCGACGCCATGTTGGACCTATAGCCATATCATCCACTACGGCCAGAGCTTCGCGCTCGGGTTCGGATCGGCGGGCCTAATCAGCACCACGGCCGGCCCGGATGGAACGTTCTCGTTCGGCTCGCGGCCGGCAAATACCGTCGCAACGGACGTATTCACGCAGTCCGGTTCCGCCACGATGCTTGATCTAACGATCACGGCCGGCGCGGAAGTTCCTGCGATCGGCATGGTCAACTACCTGCGCCGGTCGCAGTTGGCGAGGGCCAACCTTGCCTCGGACAGCACGCGGCAACTGGTGGTCAACGCCGCCGGGAAGGGTGGAACCGCGCTGGCCGATCTGTCCAAGGGCGCGACACCGACCGAGTATTACGGCCAGCTAACGGATCTGATGGCCAAGGCGCACACGGCGGCCGGCGGGTCTTCGTATGGCATCGCGGGCTTGTGCCTCCTGCAAGGCGAACAGGACTACGCCGCCGGAACCTCGGAAGCATCCTACAAGGCAACGCTTGAGACTTTCGCGACCGACTTCGCAACCGATGCGAAAGCGGAGGCCGTCCAAACCCCCGACCCCGGCTTGTTCCTGTGCCAGACTTCATCCGATTGGGATAGCGGTTCTGACATATCCGCTATCGGCAATGCTCAGCTTTCGGCGGCGCAGGACAATCCAAATATCTACCTGATTGGTCCGTATTACGCCTACCCGGACGACGGGACCAAACACCTCACAAGCGACGGATATCGGTGGGTTGGGGAGCAGTTCGCCAAGGTATTTGACCGGGTAGTTTTCGCGGGCGAGGGATGGCTCCCCTGCCACATCACCGCCGCATGGTTTCGAGGCGACAAGGTGCTGTTGGAATACCACACGCCAGAACCGCCGCTGCAAGTCCAGGCCGCATACCTCGAAACCACCCCCACCACATTCGCCAATCGCGGCTTTCGGTTGGGTGACGATGCCGGGTCGATCACGATCAGCGCCATCGAAGTCAAGAAATCCTCAATCGTCATCACGATGGCGCGCGAAACCAGCACGGCTGCGAACCCGTGGGTTCAATACGCTGGCAACGCGACATACGACGGCGCGGGCAACATTTGTGACTCCGACCCGGCCATTTCCTACGCCACCGACAGCGTTTCCGGCGATCCGTATCCTTTGTGGAACTGGGCTGTTGGACAACGCATGACCATCGTTGAGGATGTTTGATTATGGCACTGATCACGCAATACGCAGGCATCACGGCAACGACCGCCACGAAACTATGCGGCCCGCTTCCAAACGTATCCGGCGAAGTGTTCAACGCCTTTTTCGGTGTCGATGCCGGAACGTCCATCAACCGCGCGCCGGCCGGCTCGGCATGGTCCGCCATCGGCTCGGGTCCAACCTACTCCGCCGGCTACGCGAGGATGGAGCCCGACACGAACGCCATCCGAACGGCGGTGCTGAACACCACGACGGCATACACCATCATGGGCGTGTTCCGTCGCGTGACGGGTGGCAGCGGCACGGCGGCGCGCGTCATCGCGACGAACCCGACATCTGTGATCCTGTGGTCCCTCAATCCGACAACCGGCGCCATGAGCCTGACAGGTTCGCCGGTCACGGGCGCGGCAACGCTCACCATTGCCGGCGATCTGGACGAGTTCCGGTTTTGCGTGGCGACCATCGGCGGAAACACCGCGTCGGCACTCTACAACCTGACAGACGATACCGCGTCCTCCGATGGCAGTTCCGGCCTTGTCAGTGGGAGCGGCGCCAACACCATCGACCTGACCGGCGGCGCCGCAACGACGAATACGCTCAATGTCGATTGGGCTTGGTGCGGCATCTTCGAGGGCATCGTCAATGAGGCCGGGCGGGACGCCTACTACGATTGGGTCAAAGGCATCCTGCTGAACCTGCGCGGGATCAGTTGCTGACATGCCCCGCAAACAGATCACGCAGTTCACGGCGGCATCGGCCATTGCCCTGACGGATCGGTTCCTGTTGCAGCAAGGCGCAACCGGGACCGCGTACACGCATGGCACGGTCACGCAACTGCTGAACGGCGGGCTGGCCAGCACGTATTCATCCGTAACGGTCAACGGCTCCACGGTCCCGGCCAACGGCATCTATCTGCCTGCGACCAACACCCTCGGCTTTGCGGTCAACACCACGGCCGAAATGCAGATGACTGGCACGGCATTGTCGCCCGCCACGTCGGACGGCCTGGCACTCGGCACGACGGCGCTCATGTGGTCCGACGTGTTCCTAGCATCCGGCGCGGTAATCAACTTCAACAGCGGGGACATGACGATCACACACGGGTCGAATGCCTTGACGATCGCGGGCGGTGAACTAGCAGTTGAAACCCTGCTTCTCACGGCGATAGCGGATGGAGCAAGCTACGATGACGACGCGGCGGCTGCGGCGGGTGGGATCGGGTTGAAGCGACTATACCGAAACGGCAATTTTCTGATGGTGAGGCTCACATGATCCGTTACATTTTAGCGGCGATGCTGCTTGCTTCGCCTGCGTTGGCTCAGACGGGCAATCTGTCTGGCGGGACCGTCAAAGCCACTGGTGCGATTAGTCCGCGGTCGCTTGCCGACCGAGCGGCCGAGGTTGTCAACGTCAAGGACGGATATGGCGCAGTCGCAGGGGCGGTGGGCGATACGGTAGGCGTCTCCGGGTGCTCCATCGCCGCAGCCGGCACGCTGCTCACGTGCAGCAGCGCCACGTTTACCTCAGCAGACACCGGCAAGCGGTATTACCTCCAAGGCACAGGCACCGCCAACGTGCCGCAGACAGGGACGATCACCTACGTCAGCGGCACGACTGTCACGCTGTCCAGTGCGGCGGTTGTGGCGTCGCCGCAGAGCGGTATTTACAGTCCGCCAGCATCGCCAGTGACGATCGCGTCGGCCGGATCGGGCTACACCAACGGCACACAGACGCTGACGATCACGGGCGGGACCTGCACCACACAGCCGCAGGTGAGCGTTACGGTCGCGGGGAACGTCGTGACGGCTGTGTTGAGCATGGTCACGCCGGGTGTGTGCAGTGTTGCACCGTCGAGCGCGGCGGCCACTACGGGAGGCGGGGGCACGGGCGCGACGTTCACCACTTCCGGGTATCCTGTCGCTGGACGATTTATCTACGGCACTGATGACACAACGGCCGTGACCGCAGCGTTTGCGCGCGCGGTATCAACAGGCAAGACGCTGTATTTTCCAGCCGGCGGCTACTGGCTCGCTACCGCATCGTCCGCTATTACCCTAAACAACATTGCGGTAGAAGGTGACGGTTCGGTCGGTTACAACTGGCCGTATATACAAAAAGGAACTTGGCTCCTAATCTCTAATCAGTCGTCCGCGTCATTCTCGGGGATGCAAGGCGTCGACTGGAATGGGGTGTCTGTCTATTACCCTGAGCAAGATAGCTCCGCCGCGACGCCTGTTGCATTTCCCGCGTTGTTCACTGGATCGCAGTGGGTCAATACGACCATCCGCAATTCCCGGTTTGTTAACCCGCGCGACTTTGCAAAGATCACCGACGGCGCAGGCTCCGGCCTTGGTCGTGTCACGCTTGACAACACGCGCGTCTATTGTGTGCGCTACTGTTTTGACTACGCGAATGGACAAGCAGACGTGCTGACGATCGGCCCCCAGAATTACTTTGGGCCGGGCGCATATGATAACGACGCGATCTATGGACCGGCGAACCTTGGCCGCTACACCGCCACCAGCGGAGAGATGATTCACATTGATGTGGGCGCCGGGGTATATCCGCGCATCGACGGTTTGCTGCTGACCGGGTTCATCGCACACGGCTACCGATACGGCATTCGTGTCGTATCAGGTGCGGTGTATGTCTCCAACATCGCAAACATTAACTGGGATGCTGTGCAGACTCCATACAGCATCGAGGGAACATCGGAGTGGAGCACGAACGCCATTACTGGTGGGACCATCTACGCGACGAATATATACGATAGGTCCGCGTCCGGTGCGGTGTTTAACACCCCATCATCTGGTCGTGTCGATCTGACCCTGAGCGGCGGGAATGTATCCTACGCGCTAGGTGGTATCGTCTATGATACAGGCACGGGATATCGCCGCCTGACTGTGGTGGGCATGAGCCTGAATAGCTGGGGCAGGACCAGCACAGCCGGCACATACTACGCCGTGCAGACCGGCAATGGCGGTCCTGGCACGGAGATGACTGTCTCGGGGAATACGCTGAATTGTAACGACACGGTTTCTGCCACCGTGAGCGGCGCATTGATTACGTCCAACTCCGTATTTTCTGGGTTGATGGCGAATAACTTTCTGACCACGTGCGCGAACGGGTTCGTTTTGCAAGGCGGTGCGGGGAATGTATCGCTAAACGGCAATGTGTCGAAAGGCACGACAGGATCGAACGTCCTGGACAACAGCACGTCGTCTATGTTGCTGTATCTCAATAACAACACGTTTGACGCAGCGGCGGTAACGCTCCGCGCGCCGACGATTAGCAGTTGCGGCACGTCGCCCTCGGCGGCGACTGGATCGAGCAACCAGATCGGAAATATCACGATCGGGACGGGCGGCATCACCGCTTGCACTCTCACCTTCACGGGCACGCTTCCACGCACTCCGAAGTGCTACGCAACAACCAACTCGGCAACCGTCACGGCCGGTGTCACAAGCATCAACACTACCGCCGTGGCGTTTGGGTTTTCCGCCGACCTTTCCGGCGGCGTGTTGCGGTATCAGTGCAAACTATAGCAGCAAATGATGGACCTAAACGACATCGCCGACCTGTTCGGCTGGGCTGAATATTTCGCGATCGTGTGCGGCGTCGCTGCGATGCTGGCCGCGTTCGCCCCGCCGGCAACCGAGGCGTCTCCCGCGTGGTGGAAGCATTGCCGCCGGGTGTTGGACCTGCTCGCGGCGAATTTCGGGAATGCGCGGAACCGGCGGGCATGAGCGGTGGATTTTTACAAGACTTCTTCCCGTCGCTTTACGCACCCTTACGCGCGGAGGAGCCGCCGGCAATGATCCAGTCCTTTTTTCCCGCCATCTACAGCCCAGCCGCCGACGCCGCGGCACCCCTGATCGGCATTCCCCGCACCGGGCAGGCGGACATCATCATGCTCGCCATTGCGGGGCAGGAAAGCCGGTGGACGCATCGGGCGCAGATCGGCGGACCGGCGCGGGGCTTCTGGCAGTTTGAGAGGGGCGGTGGCGTGGCAGGCGTCCTGGCACACAGGGCAACGGCAGAACGGGCGCGTGGCCTATGCTCAGCCCTCCGCATCGAGGCGGAAGCGGAGATTGTCTACGAGGCGCTTCGATGGAATGACACGCTCGCGGTCGGGTTCGCCCGTCTGCTGCTATGGTCCGATCCCAAGGCGGTCCCCACCGAACCCGGTCCCGCGTGGGACTGCTACATGCGGACGTGGCGGCCGGGAAAGCCGCATCTGGCGACGTGGCAAGCGCGCTGGGAAGCGGCCATGTCCATCGTGTAACATACGCCGACCGATAGACCGCCCGGCGCCAACCGGGACCGGCCGCCGACCCGACACGAGGAAACCGCCCTCATGACGAAACCCCACGATAGGCACACGCGGCCGATTCCGCCTATGGCCCCGGTCACAGGCTTTGGCGCGTAAGAGTGCCAAACCGTCACAAGAGGTTGCCGATGAAGTGCGCCAAAACCAAAAGCGTGAAAAACCCGTCAATGGGATCGGCCTGAAATGGACCACAGAGAAGCTCTTGGAAGGGGCGCTGCCAGTGCTTGGGAAAGCCATTGCCGGCGGCGCGGTGGCGTTGCTAGTGCGCTGGCTCTGGACGGAATAGCTTGGTGGGAACGGGTTAAGGCGCGACCGTGCATCCTGTGCTGGCAGATCGGGCCGTTTGTAGTGGGGTTTGTGGCGGGGTGGTGGGTTTAGGCATGATTGCCGCTCGGGAACCCTACTGGCGGGTGGTGCTGCCGTAATCGGCACGAGCCGCCGCCAGAGCCTCCGGGCACCGCTCCCACGCATCGAGCAGCAGGAACAACCACCGAGGCGTCACCAGCACGCCGCGCACGTAGCGCGACAGGGCGTGGTGGCTGATGCCGGTGATCCTCGCCGCCTCGACCTGTGTTAGGCCGAGGCGCTTGATGGTGGGGGATATGTCGGTGGGGGTCATGCGGCGTCCGCTTCGTCGCGCGTCACCGCGACGCCGCCCACCTTGCGCCAGGCCAGATCACCGCCTTTGCTTTCGACCTCGGCCAGCAACGCGGCGGATGCTGGGTGGACCGTCAGGCCAGACCGGCGTGTCCAGCTTCCCAACTGCTCGGTGCTGTCGTCGTCGTCGTCCAGCAGCGCCACTCGCGCGGTGCGGAACGCGTATTCTGCATCGGCCCACGCTGCGTCAACGGTCGCGCCAGTTCCGTAGATGATGCCTTCGTTGTCGTTGATGATGTAGCCGGCGGCGGTCATGGTGTCGGTCATTTGCTTGTCTCCTATGCGGGCTTAGTTCCGGGGGGATTAGGCGGCTTCGATCTCGCGCGCATAGGCACGAGCGGCGTCGGTGTAGTCCCGTGCGTTCGGTCGGAGCCATTCGCCGGCGCGCTTGCGGGATACCCCGGTCACCAGCGCCGAGGCGTCTCCGGTTGCAATGTCCTCGTCGGTGGACCCAGGCGCGTGCAGGCTCCAGCCGCCGTCGCCTTGGTCTGAGCGGGTCAGAATGAAGTCGGTCATGGTCAGTGCTCCCGTGCTGGTGGGGCCGAAGCCCCCGGTTGTGGTCAGTAGTGGTGGCGCGAACCGACGTAGTTGAAATCCTCGGTGGGATCGTCGCGCAGGCGGTCAAAGTTGATGCTGATCTTCTTCCCATATCCGTAATCGGAACCGGGATCGTCGTATCCGTATGTCCCGATTTCGATCTTGGCGGCGGTAAGAAGTTGCATGATTTGCGCCTTCAATTCCCGCTGCTCGCCGCTGTTGCGTGGGGCGTATCCGATGGTGATGCTGACCCAGCCGTGACCTGTGCCGCGCGAACCTTTGACGCTGACCCCGTATCCGGCGAATGCCTTGGAGAGGAGACCCTTGATGGCGCGGTTGCGTTCGGCTGTGGTCATCGTCTGCGTTCCTTCCTGTGGGCCGGCCATCCCGTCCCGATACACCCTTTATATCGCCCCCACGGCGACCCGTCAACGATGAAATGGCCTCTACGGCGATTTAATCGCGGGGTGGCGTGAGACACTACGGCGGTTGATGCTATTCGGTGAGATGGAACGGGAAACGGTGTCGCCGCTTTGCTAGGGTGTGGCGCTGTTGCTTTCCAGGCAATGAGCCGGCCGCCGTCACTGCCACACACGGCGCCGGACAGATAGAACCCCGCGACTGCTGAAAGGCGCTCGCGGGGTTTCGCTTTTGGGGATATACGGGTCCGCAGCAGTCTCCCCGTCCCCGTGACCCGCCAGTAACCACCCGGCACCCATTCCGCGATCACATCGGGTCCGCCGCCATCGCCCTCAGCGCCGCTGCGGTGCGGGCGCGGGGTTCGTCAATGCTATCCGCCGCCGCCTCCCTGCCGTCGACTGACGCGAAAACCTTCCACTTGTCATGAGACTGCACAATCAGCACAGTCCACCCCTCCGGCATCGTGCCCGCCGCAAATTCGAGGTAATGGCCACCACGGATCAGCCGTCCCATCGCCGCGATCTTGTGCTGCCAGCGTTCATACGGCTCGCCATATCCGCGTGGAGCCGGAAAAGCCGCCTCCCGTATTTCGATCAGCAACGTCTCGGTTAAATCCTCCCGCTCCACCCTCTCCGCCAGTGCGAGCAGGGCGCGGGCGCGGAGGTCGGTGGTCATGGCTCGTCCTCCTCATCGGTGCCATCCCTGACGCACGGGCAGTTCGCCGGGCCGGGGCACGATCCAGGCCAGTCAGGGGTCCCGCACTGGCACCGATGGGCGTTGCGTTCCTGGCGGGCGTAGTATGCCTCGGCCTTGATGTCGTCGTCGGTCATGCTCATCATCACGTCCCCTTGTCTCTCCCACCCCGCGTCACCGCCGGCTGGGCGGGGTCAACCGCCTTCACCATCTCCATCGCCTCCCACCATGCGTGGCGGTTCCCCAAATACCAGTTGGCCAGCAGCGGCGCGCGTTCGTCCGCTGCGCCACGGCCGGCGGCTTCCCATTTGGCGCGCATCTGTTCGATGATCGTCATATCAGCCCCCTCACCCCAACATCCGCCACGCCGCTCCGTGCTTGGCTGCACTGCGCCACCTTCGCCGCGATCATCTCCGCGTGGTTCGGCGGTTTGCCTGACATGATGCGGTACCGCTGATTGACCGCGCGCGGCCCAAAGTCCGGGTGGTCGCGATACACGATCCCAGCAGCGCGGATTGCGTCCCCAAACGGGTCCGTTGAAACCGGCGGCGGCTCAGGGATAACCGGCTTGGGAGGGTCCGGCTTTACGGGTTCGGGCCGGCGCGGCCCCCGGCGCAACCCGATATACGTGGCGAAGTTCTCCATGGCCTTGATCGGCCCTTGCGTCCCGGGCAGCGCCAACCATAGCGCGTATATTTCTCGACGCGTCTTTGGACCGGGCCACTCGACGCGGAGCAGTGCCTCGCGTGCTTCCGTGTTTGTGTCCCAATCCCGGCCCTTGTGGGTGCGGCGAACGTCGAGCCGGTTCGCATACCGGCCGAGTTGGTCTTTCGTGAGCGGCTCCCCGGGTAGCGCGTTTACCTTGGCGAGAATGAGCGTCTCCGACACAGAAGAAGGCCAGAGGCTGATTACCAGTGCCTTGCGGGCGTCGGTGTATTTCTCCGGGTTGCGTGTGTGGCGGGTCATGCCCCAACCTCCGGACCGGGCCACCCGTCGCCTGCGTCCGTCGTCGCGGCCTGGTCCTCAGTAGGCGGCGGGGCGGTGCGGGCAAGCGCGGACTGGATCAGGGTTGTGAGCCGTTCCTTGGCGCCGTTCAGGAACCGATCCTGCGCCGATTGGATGCGCTGGTGGGCAAGGATCGCGTCCACGTCATCGGCCGTCTGCGCTGCGGCCAGCATCGGCTCGAGCGTGTCCAGAAACGCGCGCGGGTTCGGGGCCGTGTCGAGGGTGTGGGCAACGGCTTCAACCGGCTCAGGCGCACGCTCTGTGACCGGCTCGGCCGTGCTGTCGATCGTGGTCCCCTTGTAGACCGGCGGCGGCGTGTCCAACGCCTCATGTTCGGACAGCAGGCCCCGCAAAGCATCGGGGAAGGCGTCGCGGAGCGCAAAGCCCCGCGCCCGCATCTGCATCATCCGATCGGGGTATTGCGTCCACGGGCCGGACTTGCCCCATAGGCTGGCTTGCTTGGCTTCGGTGTAGCCAAACTCGCGGACAACGGGAGGCTCACCATTGCGGATCACGACGCATCGGGCTTTGCGCGTCTCCCCCGTGCCGGTCATGGTCTCCTCGATCGATACCCACGCGGGGTGCATCTTGCAGAGACCGAGCTGCGCGTCCCCCCACAGAGCCGGGCGGCCGTTGATGGTGGCGACGTTCTGAAGTGCCTGCATCGGGGCGAGGCCGACTTCGCTGCCCATCTGGACCGCGAGCATGATGTCTTCGGGTTTTCCTCGGTAGGCTTGCGGCACCATGGACGACCGCGCAGCCATGGCGGCAAACTGGGCAAGCTGCTCGAACGTCTGGGGGCGTAGGACCTGGGTCGCGCCGGTTGGGCGCGTTGTGATTGCGTTGCTCATTTCGTCCTCACTTGAAGCGATGGGATCGCGTTGGTGGTCTCGACGCCGGGGATCACGACGCCTTGCTTGATCGCGTCGTTGATCGCCGTCTTGTCCACCGCGCGCGTGGTCCGCCAGTAATCGTCGGGCAGTGCGGCCTCGTCCGTCACGATCGCCACGGGCTTGCCGCGCGCGATCGAGGCCGTCAGGTCGGGCAGTTCCAGTCGGGACAAGCCGAGAGCGTCCATTGCTGCAAAGGCGGTGCCCCGCAGCGTCTCCGCGCGGCGCTTGTAGCGGTCCCTGCGGGCCGTCAGGTCCTTAACCCGCACATCCGCCGCCTCGGCCATTGAGCGGGCTTCTACGGACGCCAGAAGGACACGTCGTAGCAGGGCGTAAACGTCCTCCGTCTCGGCTTTGAGGGTGTCGGAAAGCGCGGCTTCGTCGGCTGCAAGGTCCGGGTCGTTGGCCAGCAGCGCGGCCCGGCCGGACATGAGTGCCGACATGGCCTGTTCCATGGCCCATGCGGAAGGGGCGGTCATCGTCCATCCCCCTCATGCCGCGCCTCAATCACCAACAACCGGCCCAGCGCCCTTTCCAGCAGCATGATCCGTTCAACCGGCTCCATCTCCAGCCGCCTTGCAGCCGTCCCGATCCATACGTCGCGTAGCTCGGTGAGGGTCGCGGCGTCGCGGGTGGCCGCGATTTCGTTGCGCGAAGGGGTCGCGGCGTCTCGGATTTCGGCGGCGATTTCGCGGAGTGCGAGCGCATCCTGAAAGAGCCGGTTCGTTGCGGTTGAATAGCCGCGCTGATCCCGCAATACGGTGGTGAATACCGCGATCGACTCAGCGATCTTGAGCACCCGCACATCCAGCGCGTCGCTTTTGCTTGCGGTGATGCAGTCGGCGCCTCGGACCTTGGTCTTGTCGTGGCCGGGGAGGGATGTGTAATTGTGGATCATGTCTTGTCTCCGGTGACGACTTTTGCCGCGTCCGTGACAGCGGCTATGATTTTGGCGGATGCTTCGATTGAGAGGCTGAGACAGACGCAATCCCCGGTCAGTCCGCCGACATAGAGACTGACAGCCCCTTCAAACGGCGTGACTTCAATTGAGTTGCCATCAGCGTCCTCAATCACCCGTGGCCAGCCGCTCACGTCCGATCCCCCAGCATCTTCTGCCCAAGCTCCACCAGCCGGCGCAGGCCGTCGCGGGAGAGCATGACTTCCAGGTTGTCATCAGCCCGCCGGCCCATCTTCCGCTCGCACACGTCCAAGAAAAACGCGCCGTAAGCGTCGTCCCACACAAGCCCGACCGTGGTCTGCGTGTCGTCGGCGGGCGTGTCCGTGATGCACTCCCAGCCGATCGGGGCGCGGATGACCGGCGGCGCGGGTTCGTCCGACGTGCCATAGCGGGCGTCGAAGGCAGGGCCGTCGAACCCATCTGGATACGGGGGCATCAGGAAACCTCCACAATCCAGCCCGGCATGTCGGCCAGCGCCACGAACTCCACCAGCGGCGGCTCAGGCACGGCGGGACCGGACAGCGCGCGGATCAGGTCCATCGGCGGGTGCGTGTCGTTCGGGTGGTCGGTGGGGAGGATATCGGCGGGGGTCCAGGTCATGTCGGCGGTTCCCATCGGTTTCGATGGGGGGATTATGCACGCCGCGCATTGCCACGCAAGTCACACATCATGCGCCGATTGCATATTTATCCATTGACCGAATTCGCCGCCGCGTGGCACGTTCCCGGCATGAACATCGCCGCATACCGAGACAGCCGAGGGATCACGCAAGCCGACCTGGCTGCTGAGCTATCCGTCACGCAATCGACCGTGGCGCGGTGGGAGGCTGGATCAATGCCGGCGCGGGATATGCTGGCGCGGATCGCGGAAATTACAGGGGGGCAGGTTATGCCGAATGACTGGATTGATATACCCGCCGTCGCCAGCCAGGACGCCGCCTGATGCTGTTCCCCTCCCTCACGGCCGGCATTGTCTCGGCCGGCATCGGCGCGCTGCTGATCGTGTGGCTGGCGCTGTGATCACCGTCAGCGCCCTCTACTGGCCGCGCGTCCGCACTGTGTCCCAGCGGACCCGCGTAGCCCGGATGCGCGCCGCCGGCATGACCTACGCCGCCATTTCCAAAGAGACCGGCATTCCGGTTTCGACGCTGCATGAGTGGTGCACTTCCGCGCAGGCCACAAAGGGGCGCGCGGCATGAATAGCCGGGATGCCGCAAACACCGTGTTCCAGGCTTCGGCACTGGACGCCCGTTGTGAGCAGGCTCGGGACCCGGCTACGGCCGGCGTGCGCGTCATGGTGGCGGTGCGTCGGTCGATCGTTCCCGCTGGCAGACCGGGGGCCGTAGAGTCGGTCAGTCTGCTGGACGTTTCTCCCTCCCTAAACTGCGCCGGCTGGGTAACACCAGCCGGCGGCTTTTTCCCGCCATCGCGAGAGGACCGGCCTTCCGATCCTGCCGTGATGCCGCGATCCGGGGTTGCCGCCCCGTTCGTCAAAATGCGTGTGCCTGACTTCAAGTGTGCCTCCTTCGGAAAGGAAGGAAGCACATGACGCAGGCAAACGCTTGGAGTGATTTTTCCGACGAAGCCTATCCGCTGATTGCTACGGCCGTCAGGACAGCCCGTCAGGACGGGCACAAGATCGGGGACGCCATCACCGCCACCAGCGAGCGGCTTGGACTGCCGGCGCGCATGGTGCGGTCAATCCTCTACAGCGAGCCGGTTCGTCTATCTCGGGAACGGTATGACGCGCTCTTGGCCCGCTGGTGGTCCGACATGGACCGGCAGGCCGAGGCGTTGCGGCGTCGGGCCGAGGAATTGGAAACGCAGGCCGCCGCCGTTCGGGTCGCGGATGCACAACTCACACTTCCATTGGAGGCGCCATGCGTCGAGCGATCACCGCACAAGCATGGCTCGTCCTGTCGCGCATCGCCTACCGGATCGGCTGCATCCGGGCGGGCAACAGGTTCACCAAATACTATTGGACGATAAGGAAAAACCAGTGACATACACTGAGACCATCGACCATTCGGCTTATCTTGACTTCCTGCAATCCAAGTTCCGCTTTTCAGCGGATTGTGGCGTGTCGATCGGCCGCGATCAGATCAATCCACTTCTCAAACCGCATCAGTCGGATATCGTCCAGTGGGCATGTCGGAAGGGTCGCGCCGCGATATTCGCCGCGTTCGGCCTGGGCAAGTCCATGATGCAGCTTGAATGCGTCCGGCTGATCCTTGGCGCGGAAGGCGGACGCGGGCTCATCGTTCTCCCGCTTGGCGTTCGGCAAGAGTTCCGCCGCGATGCGGAAAAGCTCGGCCTGTCCGTCACGTTCGTCCGCCGGTCCGACGAAGTTGCAGGCGACGGTATCTACCTCACGAATTACGAGAGCGTTCGGGACGGCAAGCTGGATCCGACCCTGTTCACGGTCGCCTCACTGGATGAAGCGAGCGTTCTGCGGTCCTACGGCTCCCTCACTTATCAATCCTTCCTGACGTTGTTTGCATCGGTCAGGTATCGGTTCGTGGCCACCGCGACGCCATCACCCAACCGCTACAAGGAGCTGATCCACTACGCCGGCTTTCTTGGCGTGATGGACACCGGGCAGGCCCTGACGCGCTTTTTCCAGAGGGACAGCACGAAGGCGAACAACCTCACGATCTATCCGCACATGGAGCGCGAGTTCTACTTGTGGCTCCATTCCTGGGCCGCGTTTGTGCAGCGCCCCTCCGACCTCGGCCATGATGACGCCGGCTACGACATGCCGGGAATGGTCATCAATGTGCATGAGGTCCGCGCGCTGGATATCTCAGGCGGAACCGACCGCGACGGCCAGGCGATCATGTTCAAGGATGCCGCGCTGGGGCTGAAAGAAGCCGCATCCGAGAAGCGGGAGAGCATCGCGCCGCGTATCGACAAGGCTCTTGAGATCATCAACGCCGCGCCGGACGATCACTTCATCATCTGGCACCACCTGGAAGCCGAACGGCACGCGATCAAAAAGGCGATACCCGAGGCGGCTGAAATCTACGGCAGCCTCGATCTGGACGAACGCGAGCGCCGCACCCTGGCCTTTGCCGACGGGGAAATCCGCATCGTCGCCAGCAAGCCGGAAGTCTCCGGTTCCGGCACGAACTGGCAGCGCCATTGCCACCGGGCGATCTTCCTGGGGATCAACTACCAGTTCAACGACGTGATCCAGGCCGTCCACCGCATCCGCCGGTATCTGCAAGATAAGCCCGTCATCATCGACTTCATCGTTGCGGAAACCGAACGCGAAGTTTGGCGCACGCTGCAAGCGAAATGGCAGGAACACGAGACGCTCACGGAACAAATGTCCGCGCTCATTCGCGAGCATGGCCTTTCAACCCTCGGCCTGGAGGCTGAATTGACCCGCACCATCGGCGTGACACGATCCGAAAAGAAGTCCGACCTGTATCATGTGGCGCACAACGATACGGTCATGGAATGCGATCTGATGGCCGAGAACTCGGTGGACCAGATCATCACGTCCATTCCGTTCGGGAACCACTACGAATACAGCGCGTCCTACAACGACTTCGGCCACAATGACGACAACGCCCGCTTTTTTAAGCAGATGGACTTCTTGACGCCGAACCTTCTCCGGATCCTGCGGCCCGGCCGGGTGGCGTGCATTCATGTGAAGGACCGCATTAACTTCGGCAACGTCACCGGATACGGGATGCCATCGGTTGAGCCGTTCCATGCGGATTGCATCGCGCACTACCGCAAGCACGGGTTCGTTTATTTCGGCATGATCACCATCGTCACCGACGTGGTGCGGGAGAATAACCAGACATACCGCCTCGGGTGGTCCGAGAATGCCAAAGACGGGACCAAGATGGGCGTCGGATCGCCCGAGTATGTGTTGTTGTTCCGCAAGCTGCCGACTGACACGAGCCGGGGCTATGCCGATGTTCCCGTCGCGAAGTCCAAGGAGGATTACACGCGGGCGCGGTGGCAGGTGGATGCCCACGCGTTCTGGCGATCCGGCGGGAACCGGCTGCTCACGGCGGAAGAACTGGCCGGATATGGGCCGGACAAGCTGGCCAAGATGTTTCCGAATTGGACGCTACAGCAGGTCTACGACTTCGCCGAACACGTCGCGATCGGCGACGGTCTGGCCAGCACTGGCCGCCTCCCCGCGACCTTCATGGCTATCGCCCCCGGGTCGCACCATCCCGACGTGTGGACCGACGTGAACCGGATGCGAACCCTGAATGGCGATCAGGCGAACCGGAACCTTCAGATGCACGTTTGCCCTCTGCAATTCGACATCGTTGACCGACTGATTGAACGCTACAGCGGCAAGGGTGAAACGATTTTCGATCCGTTCGGCGGTCTGTTTACGGTCCCGGTCCGCGCCATGCGGCTTGGCCGGAAAGGGCGCGCGGTCGAATTGAACGCGGAATACTTCCGCGACGGGTGCCGGTATCTGGCCGAGACGGAGCGGGAAATGTCGGTGCCCGATCTGTTCGCGTTGGAGGCCGCATGACGCGACTCCAACGCCGCACCCTCGAATATCTGGCGACGGTGGACACCGCGACGCCGGAGGATGTTGCCCATGCGCGGAGGTTCCTGTGCCCGAAAGCAGCCCGCGAACTCATGGCCCGCCTCATCGTCGCCGGCCACGCGCGCAACGTCTCTGTCAGCCGCCGCTGCGTCTACAGGATCACGCTGCAAGGCCGCCAGGCCATCGCGCCGCCGTTGGTGTGTGTGGCGTGGAAGGACGGCCGTAGCGCGGCGTTGAAGCCTGGCACGGCTGAGGCTTTGCGGGTGCGGTTGGAGGCGGAGATGGGTCCGGGATCGCATTGGGTTGACCGGGCCTAACCATGCCCCGCGCCCCCTGGATAACCCCCACCCTCGCGGCCTTTGTCCAAGCCAACGAAGGCACGTCATGGGAACGCATCCTGGAAAAATGGCGCACCGAGCATCCCGACAAGCCGGCTCCCGGAAATCACGAGCAACTGCGCCGGCATTTCCGGGAGGGTGAGAAGAAATACCTCTCCAAGCCGATGGCGGTGAAGCGGCCGACCACGCCGCGTCGGTGTCTGTGTTGTCGGGAGGTTTTCGACTCCGAGGGGATTTGGAACCGGATGTGTGATCTGTGCAAGGAGAAGGCCTAATGCCGAGGCAAATCAACCGCGAACACATCCTACAAGTGGCGCTGGTCCGTTTCGTGCGCGAGGCTGTGTCTGCGCCGCACGAGTTTATGTCCTTCGACCGTGGCAAGGCGGCCGGGCAATGGTCGCATATGCGGGAGAAGGCGCGGGGCGTGAAGGCGGGCACGCCGGATGTGCTGTTGCTGGTGGAAGGCAAGGCTCCGATCTGGTGTGAGCTTAAGGCGCTGGGCAACAAACCCACCGAACAGCAGATCGACATGGGTAACCGGCTAATGGCCGTGGGTTGTTGGTGGTCGTGGGTTACGTCTGTCTCGACGTTTCACGAGTGGATTAGGTCCATCGGCGTTGAACTGCGCGCGAATGCCGAGTTTCTGGCGATGCACGCGGATGCGGGCGTGCTGTCCAAGATTGCTACGGCTGAAACGAAGGCCGGGAAAACTCCCCGCTCCTACAAGGCCCCCGTAGCCAAGCCCTCTGCCGCGCGGCTGCGGAAGGTGAACGCCGTTCGCGAGCGGGTGCGGTTCTGATGCAGCCCGTAACCCTCGGCCCAAAGGTCAACGGCGCGCGGCACGGCATGTGCGACGCGGGGCCGATTGTCATGGATGACGCGGAGCGCAATCCAGCCAAGACGGCATGGGCACGCCTCACCATCAACGGCCAGGAGTTCAAGGCGTTTTACGGATCGCTTGAGGGGGAAGAATACGGCTGGGAATGGTTCTCCTGGATTGAACTCGACGGTCGGCAATGGCTGGTCACGATCGACGCGGATACGTGGGTGGTGCGGTTCATGGATTGTGTGCAGCGGCATCCGTTTCGGTTGGAGGACGCATGACCGCGTTCCCCGAAGCGTTCAAGACGCATGTCGTGCCCCGGATGCGGGCCATGATCCGGTGGCAAGCATTCCTTGTCGATCGGGGTGACACGAGCTTCACCGCCGCCGCCTCGGCCGTCATGCACCGCGCCCATCATGTCGGCGCTGGCCGGCTGCCGGACCGCATCCGTGACGACCTGGACCAGTGGGTGACCGAAACGCTCTACCGCGACGTAGGGCGGTGGGAAGAACTCGGCTGGAAGATGCTCGCGGAATGCGAGGCGAGCGGCCCGAAAGACTGGTCATGGCTGACCGAAGCCGATGAAGAAACCAAGGCCATGAACACGGCACTATCGCCGCTGTTCCGCGCCGTGCTGATGAGGGACGCCGGGTATGGCTAATTTCTTCGATCCCTCCCTTCCGGGCACCGCCGACCCATGGGGCGATGAACCGCCTCCGCCGGCTGGGGAAGACACCTATGGCAACGTCGTTTCCTTGACCGGGAAGCCCGTAGAAACGAAAGAGGTCGTTCCCGCCCTGTGGCAGTCTGCCGGCGGTTGGGCAGAGGTGGATATCCCCAAGCGTCCCTGGATCGTGCCGGGCTACATCATGCGCGGCTCCGTCACCGTCCTGGCCGGGGCTGGCAGCGCGGGAAAATCCTCGCTCGTCAAAGGCTGGATGATCGCCGCCGCGTTCGGTCTCACCTACGGCCGGTTCCGCATCCCCGTGCCGCTCAAGGTCCTGTCCTACAACACGGAAGACGACCTGGACGAAGAACGCCGCCGCATCAGTGCCACATGCCGGCAGTTCGACCGCAGCCCGACCGAGATACCCGAGACAATGCAGATCATCGGTCCCGACCAGATCGGGACCCTCATCACCCGTGATCCCGTGTCCGGATACTGTGTGCCCACCCGCGCCATGGTCGAATTAGAGGCCATGCTTGACGAGTTTCGGCCGGATATACTGATCCTCGATCCGCTCGTGGAGCTGCACAACACAGAGGAAAACGACAACACCGGCCTGCGTGCCGTCGTGGCCTATTTCCGGTCCCTGGCCCAACGCTATCAGATGGGCGTGGTGATCCTGCACCACACGCGCAAGGGTGCCACTGCTCCCGGTGACCCCGACGCCGTGCGCGGCGCCTCGGCCGTCGTTGGCGCGGCCCGCGTGGTGTTCACCGTCTGCCCCATGTCGGAAGACGAGGCGAACAAGTGCGGCGTCGATATCCGCCAGCGCCGGCTCTATTTCCGCCTGGACGGCGCCAAGCAGAACTACGCCCCGCTCGACGGGGCCGAGTGGTTCAAGCGCGTGCCCTACGTCCTAGACAACGGCGAGGAAGTGGCCGCAGCGGAACCGTGGATACCGCCCAGCCCGTGGGACGGGGTGACCTGGCCGGTGATCGATGAGATCATGGCTCAGATCGAGCGCGGACCATCCCCAGGCGAGTTCTATGCCGCCGCCAAGCAGTCCAAGCGGTGGGCCGGGACCGTCATCATGGACATCGCCTGCCGCTCCGACGCCCAGGCCGGGACCATCCTGAAGGCATGGATTGACGGCGGCGTCCTGGTCCCAAGCACCTATCCAAGCCCCTCGGTCAACCACAGAATGGCGGCATGTCTTCACGTCGATGCAACGAAATTATCAGAAATGAGACGAGAGGCTGCGGACCATGGATAGGGCAAAAGAAGTGCGGGTAGAAGTGCGGGAAAGTGCGAAAACGACCCGCACTTCTTCTTCCGGGCCTATAGTGAAGTGCGGAAGTGCGGGTGCCCTGCAAGCTCCGCTCAGAAGTGCGGAGACTTGCGGGCACACCGCTTCCGCCCCTCACAACCGGCCCGGTCTGGCCCGGCGAGAAGTGCGGAGTTTTAATTATTGGACGGCGGGAAGCGAGGCCGCAGCGACACGGGCCGCGATGATCCGGCGGGGGATTGGGAGGGCGTGATGCCACCAGCTTACGCCAAGGCCCCGGACCCATCCGACTACGCCACCCCGCGCACCATCCGCCCCTACTCCCTCGGCCAGAACGCCGAATGGGATGCCGTGTCGCGGATGCTCGCGGCTGGGTTGGTGACCGTGGAGCCTGATCCGATGGCGCGCGGGTTTGTGCGTGTCTCCGCCGTGCCTATCCGTCAACGCAAGGAACCCCGCCCATGAAGCCCCGCAAGCAGCCCAAGCCAGCCCCCGCGCCAGCGCCCCGGACAGCAGCAGCCGTGGTCCTCGCCCATCATGGCGTGATGAAAGCCGCCTGGGCGGATCCCGACGACATGGACCCGCTACGGCGTGAGGCGCGGCTGATCCTGGGAGAGCGGCGATACGACCCGCTGCTCATGCTCCACCGGCAGACGCCGGAGCGGTGGAGCAACGCCATGGTGGGCGCTGGCGAGCGGTATCGGCGGGACTATGAGGTCGGTGTGCTTGGCGCCTCGTCAGCCGGTGGTCGTGGCGCAATCGACCTGCCATGCCCACACGTCAAAGCCTGGGGCAAAGCCGCGGCGTTGACGCGGCACCATGCCGCACGGGATGCGCTCGGTCCGACGCTGCACGCGTTCGCGTCCGACCTGCTGGTGTCGCGGTTGTCATTGGCGGCGATCACCAGCGCCCGCGGCTTGCCTCGTGATCGGACTGCGGCGATGGTCGAGGCTGCCATGTTGCGGTTGCTGGACCACTATGACGGGACGAAGCCCAAACGCGAATAATCGCCTGTCGGTCCACTATCTTGTTGACGGTCCGCCCGTGGGGCGATATGGTGTGGTCATGGGAACGGGATGGCCGGACCCGAGAAAAGGACGCAGGACATGCACATTCAGGAAGCCACCTACACCGTGATCGTGACGCCTGCCCACATGCGCGTTTTCGAGGCGTTCAAGGCGCCGATCGCAATCCTCCACGACGACCCGTTGTTCGAATTCCCCGCCGAGCTGCGGATGACGGCAAACGAGGCCCGCGCCCTGGCCGCGCACCTGATCCGGCTGGCGGACGCCGCCTAACACAACCCGGGGCTTCGGCCCCACCAACGGGAGACACAGACCATGGCCTACATCATCACCGACAACGACGGCATCATCCAGGGCACAGGCGACACGGTAGACGCAGCATGGGACGACGCCCGCGCCACACTGGCGGCCGCGCAGGTCGAGCTTATTGGCGACGACGTAGATAGCACCGAGTGCCTGGGCAATTGGACGCGTGAAAGTGGGTTGCGGTGCCTGCCTGCGTCGGATGCGGTGATCGCTGCTGTGATGGACGAGGGCGGCGACATCGCCTGGCGGACGGTCGGCGGCGTCGCTGTTACGACGGCCGAAGCCGACGCATGATTAACGCCACTCTCAAGCGCCTCGGTCTGACCCAGACCGAGGCCGCTGCAATTCTCGGCATCAGCCACCACACGCTATCCCGCTACGCCCGCAACGCCCTTCCCGCGCCTCGCTGGCTGCTGCTGATCCTGGCTACATGGGAAGCGCACCCCGAGGCATTGGCCAAGGCACGCGAAAATGTTTGACACACTCCGGCAATGTGTGCCAATGGGTTGATACCCTGGCGGTTATAGCGGCTGCTTTTCCCGATAATCCGAACCAAGGGTTGCCATCATGCCTAGCAACCCGTTCTACCGTTCGCAAGCCTGGCGCAAAGCGCGGGCCGCATTCCTCGCAACTCACCCCATCTGTAGCGTTCCTGGCTGCGACGCCCGAGCAACCGACGTGGACCACGTGCGAACCATCCGATCAGGTGGCGACGCGCTAGACCCGGCTGGCTTCCGAGCCTACTGCCACCAGCATCATTCCCAGAAGACGGCCAGACGCGACAGAGGCGCCTACAGACGCAGCGACAAGCCGGTCGTGGCCCATGGATGCACCGCCGATGGCGTGCCTCTCGATCCGGGGCACCCTTGGCGCAAGGGGGCGGGGGGGATCGAATCCCTAGGCCGAATGGGGCTGGAAC